CGTGTCAATAGGGTCTGCTAAACCGGCCGTGTGAGCTTGATCACATAGAGAGAGACCCGGCTTGAATGTGTAACTCTCAAGGAGAGAGAGGATCGAAGATCCTGGCCCATTCCGGCTATAGAGAGAGAAGAGAGAGAGAGGCTGGAGAGAGAGAGAAGAGAGAGCCAGCTCCGAAGGAGCGGCTAGGCTACTGTCTCAGCATGTGAGAGGGTGAGCGGTTTTGCCACCAGATCTACAGCCTGTTCAGCCTGAACCTATGCTGATACCTGCTGATACCTGCCAGATTCTGCCTATTCCGCTAATTATGTACTCTGATACATATTTCACCTGCAAGGAAATGCCACATTTCTTGCGTATGAAATCGTATGGCTAATAGAGACTCTCTTATATCTCTCTATATGTCTCTCTCTCAATTAAAACAAGGAAATGTAAAGGGCCCTATTCCCACGCTGGGGAGCTTGCTTTTGTATATGGATGAGAGTAGGTTGACCTCCTAGGCCAAACAAGGGAGAAGACATGGCGCTAACTGCTAGAGAGAAGATTCTGCTGGATCTTCTGGAGAAAGGGTCAGTACCCGGTATCGATGATGAGGGTACGGCTACATTAACTGTTAAGGGCTTTGTTGGAGCCAATATCGTTGCAGCCAAGGTTGCATTGAGAGAGTTACCACGTCCTCTCTCTGAATCAGATATCACTGAGATTATGGCATTTCTGCAAACGGCCGAATCCACCCTGAGTTACCTCCGTGATGTAGAGGATGAGCGATGAGTTGGGATAACGGCTGGATGAATACATGGCTTACATGTACTAAAGGATGTGGGGTTAGTAAAGGATATACAGCACCTGAAATATCTATAGATGAGCGCTGTATGTTCTGCGGTGAAGAGCTTGAGGGGTTTCGTATATTGAAGAAGGAGTCTGCATGAAAGCGGTGTCGTTATTCGCGGGCGTCGGAGGTTTTGACCTCGCACTCGAACGAGCTGGTGTAACTGTGGTTGCATCATGTGAGATCGATAAGTATGCACAAAAAGTATTGGGGGAACATTTCCCTAACTCAACAATCATTAGCGATGTAAAGGATGTAACAGGTGATCAACTTAAACAACTCGGATTCGATGGTAATGACGGAATTATTGTCGGAGGCTTCCCATGTCAAGACCTCTCAGTTGCAGGAAAGCGGGCAGGACTTGCTGGCGCTCGATCTGGACTCTTCTGGGAAATCTGCAGAATCCTCGACGAAACGAAAGCGAAGTGGTTCGTCCTCGAAAACGTCCCCGGTTTATTGTCATCAAACGACGGACGAGATATGGGAACCGTTATCGGGGCGTTGGTTGAGCGCGGGTATGGGGTCGCATACAGGATTCTTGACGCTCAGTACTTTGGAGTCGCCCAAAGACGTCGCAGAGTCTTCATTGTCGGATGTCTTGGAGATGACGGGCGAGCATCTGCAGAAGTACTGTCTCTCGTCGAAGGCATGCGAGGGCATCATTCGCAGAGCAACAAAGCGGGAAAAGAAACTCCCCGAAGCGCTGATGAAAGCGCTAGTGAAACAAGCATCAAATACCCCAAGCGAGTAGGCACAATAACTACAGCATTTGGTGCTAAGAACTATTCAAATCATCAGGAGTTAATGGAAGGTAGCGTGGTTGTCTATGACGAGTTGGTTCATCAAGAGTCGCAGAGCACAGAACGTTGATGACTTTGAGACATGGATCGAAGGGGCGGTTACACCTACATTGAACGCATTTGAAAACAATGGCGATACTCGCGCCACAGTTCTTATCTTCTACGGCAATCGTGTGGACGATATAAGAATGCAAGGCGCAGTAATCAACACGTTGCAGGCCCGCATGGGTACTGGTGGAAACAATATGCCTATGGTGGCAGTTACAGAATGGGAAAAGGGCATGGCACAAGCAGGTAACTTTGAGTTGTATGACTTTCCTAAGGAGGAAATAGCTCCCAGCCTTAACGCTCGCCGTGCTAAGGACACGTTGGCGTATGAAGAAGGAACTGTTGTACGTCGCTTAACTCCACGTGAGTGCGAGCGCCTACAAGGATTCCCTGATGATTGGACTGCATCACAGTCTGATTCACAGCGTTACAAGCAAATGGGTAATGCTGTTGCAGTACCCGTAGTTCAATGGATCATCAATCGACTAGTGGAGGTAAATAATGAGCGAGGATAAGCAAGCGAATATCGATAAGATTCTTATGCAGATTGAAGCAAACATGGCAAACAGGTTTGAGCGTAAACCTATTACTATTGCAACAATTCTTAACTGCATAACTTCTGATTTTGTTTGGTATTGCGAGAACTGTGAGGCTGTTGGTATGCATCGAGGTTTAGAACAGATCCAAGAAGAAGCGCAAATGCATGCTGAGCCTTGGGGCGCTAACGAAACATCGGACTGTCGAATGTACATAATCGATATAGAAGACCGTAAGGTTTATGGATACACAACTGGGTATGAAATTGGAACCTGCACATGCCGTAATTGTGAATGTGACCAAGATGAAGCTGACCCGCTACAGTTCTTATACGATCTTGAGGACGGTGAGTATGCAGGATTTAATCCAGGATCTGAAGGATAAGTGCATTGAAATGCACAACGCTGGTGGCCTTGAGGCCGTTGATCGATATCTTGATGAACACCACCGGCTAATACCATGGGAAATGTGTTACGACTGTGATGCGATTACCCCACGTGATCCAAGAACGCTTGTCTGTTTCTTTAAGGAGGAAATGCATGAGTAACGAGTTTGATTATCACTTCTTTAACCGTCATGGCAAGCCAATCACACTCAAGGAGTGGTGTAAGGAGTCCAGCGATAGATTTGCTTTTAAAAAGGAAACGTTTGTCAATGGGCTACGTGTTCTTACAAAGTGGACTGGTGTTGATATGCCAGAGTACGAATGGATGGTTGAAAACAACTTCTCTATGAGGAACTGGAAACCAAACAACACACCTAAAGTATTCGTTTCATATGTATGGAACGAGGATCATCAACTACTCAAATCCAAACGTTACGCTAAGATCGAGCATGCCTACACAGGTCATGCGGAGTTAGTGGAGGAAGCAGAGCGTATGGACTTTGGGGTGTACTATTCACCTATCGAACAACTGGAGGATATAAATGGCTAAAGATACGTATGTGCTAGATGTAAAGTTAACGCTTAACCCAGAAAAGGCTGGTGGTTGGCTGGTTGATATGGAACTTGTTAACCAAACTGCTGACGTTGGAATTTACGGGGATCTAAGTGCTTGGAAAAATGCATCTGCTGCAAAGCGTTGGATCAAGGCAAAGGTTGTTGAAAACACGCCACGTAAGTCTGTTAAGTTGACAGCAACAGCTACAGATGAAAACGGCAAACCAACAGCATTTGCTGGAACGCTATCGTTTAAGGAACCCGCGGCTTAATAAATAAAAAACCCCCAGCTATAAAGGCTGGGGGCTTTTTTATGCCTGTTTATTGGTTGTCTTTTATCAACTTAACTTCGCATGCATCTGTTGTGCAATACATTTCACCAATCGCATCTGCTGCCATACCTGCATATACTCCACTGAAATCAATTGGCATTAAAGTCATTCGTCCATCTTCATACTTTTCCGCTGTAATTTGAGTGTAAGGCATTTGCGGATAAGTCTCGTTCCCCATAGGCAGGAAGGAAACGGTTTTGAGTTGTCCGTCAAACATATGTAGGACTGTTCCTACATCATCCTTTTCAGTCTCTGCGTTAAATGATACGGTTACAGATACTGAGTTGTCTGACCAATGTCGTTGTGCTGTAGCAGCCAACGCCACCTTCTCATAAATTGAAACGTCCTTCTCTGATCGCTTAGCTGAGGACTTGATAGGGAAGAACACAACTGAAGTTGTCTTTGGTGACTCGCTTGCTTTTTCAACACGGTAGTTAGCCATGCGGAATAGTGGAAGCATTGGGTCATCATTACTGAAACGAATTGCGCGGTCGAAGTACTCTCCGCCCGGTGTCCAGTGAACTCCTGGTGACTCACCTGCCAGGATCGATACTGTTCCTGATGGCTTTACTGTCGTCATTTTGATTGACTCACGAATACCAAGCCACTCTGAGTAAATACGATCGTAATTTTTCACAGTCTCGTAACCACCGTCCATCCATGTGCGAAGCACTGGTAGTCCGTTAATGTCTGCAAAGTTAGCGACGCCAGACATTGAAGTTCCGATACGACGGTTGCGTTGCATGATTGCGTTTGTTTCTTCCCAGTGTGTTGGTAGGAGCGTTACGGTCTTTGCATACAAATACGCAAACTTAAGTGTGCGCTTGTAGTCATCTACGGACTCATGTCGGTTTAGGTAGGTCTCTACAAGCGTACACATCTCGAATGATTCAAGTGACTGCTCAGCGCATGGGTTGTACCCAGCTACACGCCAGTCCTTATCGTTTGCTGGATCAATCAAACGGCCATACTTACGGCTCATGTCCATCCATACAACGCCGGGTTCACCGTTGTTAGCGATACCGTCAACGATTCCTGAAAGGTCAGCGCCTACAGTTGCTTCAATGGAGTTGTTCGACATCCATGCCCAGCCGGGATTAGCGGGATCATATGAGTTGCGCTCTGGGAATACTGCAGCGTTCTTGAGGTTCAAGAAGTCTGGGTCATCCAAGCGACCAATCAATAGTTCTGCTGAACGTCGTACGTTTCCTGATACAACACAAACGCCGATCATGTTGCCGATATCTGCAATATCACGACGAGTTAGGCGCTCGCCAGCACGACCTTTAAATAGGTTGTGGATGTGGTTATGTAACTTTAGTAGTGGTTCGTGTCCTGCGGCTGTTCCACCAAAGGTTTTGATTGGTGTTCCTGCTGGGCGAATTTCGCTGTAATCGAAGCCTGCAATCTTCTGATCTGGTCTGAGGTAAGAATTGATGACAACTGCGACTGAATCGACCCATCCC